GAAATTGAGATAGTTAAAATAAAAGAAATGTACTTGAATGAAAATTTTAGCACAGAAAAAATAGGATGTTATTTTAATGTTAGTAAAATACCAATAATAAGAATATTAAAAGAATTAGGTATTTTGAGAAAAGGATATAGCCACGGTATTAAAATTAATTTAAGCCAAGAACAAAAAGAAAAAATTGAAAACTTATATTTAAATGAATATAAAAATGTTGATGAAATTGGAAAATTTATTGGATGTTCAGGTGGTTTAATATATTCATATTTAAAGATGAATGGATATTCTCGAAATAAAAGCAAAGGTGTTTCTGTTGGATTAGTTAAACGTTTTAGTGGCATTAATTATGATGAATATTTAAAAAGATTACCAGAACAAGAAAAATATAGACGAGAAGTAATAAGTTTAACAAATAAACAACCAATTAATTTACTGGAAAATTATGAAAATAGAGGCGTGAGTGGCAAAAATGATGCATATCATTTAGATCATAAATATTCAATTTTAGAGGGATTTAAAAATAATATTAAACCAGAAATAATTGCAAGTTTAAAAAATCTCGTATTTATATCTTGGAGAGATAATGTTGTTAAGAGAACAAAATGTTCGATAACTAAAGAAGAATTGATAAATACTTAATACTATGGGAGTTGGATTATACGGAGTTACGAGGTCTGCAGATGTTAATATAGAAGATATTGACATGTATTATAATTATGCTCCAAACAGACAAACAAACAATACAAATATAATTCCATTAGTTGCAACAGAATTATTGTCTTATCTTTATCTACCAAGCACTGACCCAAATTTTATACCAGTAGTTAATCCAAGTTTACTTGAAAACAGTAACGTATTGGAAGGGTTATATAATTTAAGATTACCAGCAGCAATTTTTAATCAATTAGGGATATATACAATTTACATTAAACCAAAACTTATAATGACAACAATTGTTGATTGTGGTGTTTTATCTTCATTACCAACAGTTAATGGCATTGTAATTGATTTAAGCACAACTCCATTACCTGATAATTTAAAAGCAAACAACGCATTACAGGGATTTAAAATTGAATATCTTAATTCAGATAATACTAAATTAAGAAATGTGGTACGATATGTCGTTACTTCAAATAAAGTAGTTCCTGTTAGTGAAAACGTTGGAAACACTTCTCAAAAAGCAGTCAGATATCGTTTTGATGATTCAGGCACTCTAATGTTTCTACAATTAACTCCAAGCAGTTCTTCAGATGTTAAACCAAATGTGTTACCTTTTATTGGTAATGTTGGTGGAGTAATTTTAATGACAAATACTTATTTTTCACCGCTTGTATTGGAAGTTGAATTAGTTGAAAACACTATTGGTACATTGGCGGATATTGTTGGGGGTGAGCAAATTAAAGACGTTCAAAATGGTATTTTAACAATTTATGATAAAAATAGAGTAATAACCGATCAGTTTAATCTTTTTGAAATTAAAGACGATGTGTCAAATGTGCCTTTATTCGAGGTCAAGGAAAAAAGAAATTCGATCGATGAGACCCAAAATTTTAACAATATAACTTCTGGCATTTAAATAAAATTTTGTATATTTGCAAATGCCAAAAAATTTAACAACCATAGAATTTATTAAAAAAGCAAAAAATATTCATGGAAATAAATATGATTATTTAAATGTTAATTATATTGATTCAAAAATAAAAATTGATATTATTTGTCCCAAACATGGTGTTTTTAAGCAAAAACCGAATTCGCATTTAATGGGTCGTGGGTGTCCCAAATGTGTTAATAAAAATGTAACAATTGAAGAATTTATAAAAAAAGCAAAAAATATTCATGGAAATAAATATGACTATTCTTTGGCAAAATATCTAAATAGTAAAATCAAAATAAAAATCATATGTCCTAAACATGGTGAATTTCTACAAATACCAAATAGTCATTTAATGAATCGAGGTTGTCCAAAATGTAAAGTTGAAAAAATGATTATTTCAAGACAATTAACAACCAAAATATTTATAAATAAAGCCAATTTAATTCACAATTATAAGTATGACTATTCTTTGGTTGAATATAAAAATAATCATACAAAAATTAAAATTATTTGTTCTGAGCACAGTATTTTTAAACAAATTCCTAATACACATTTAAATGGGGGTGGTTGTCCTAAATGTGCTGGTTTAAACAAAACAACCGAAGAATTTATAATTGGTGCAAAAAGGGTGCATGGAGATAAATATGATTATTCAGTTACAAATTATATTGGAAGTAAAAAATGTCTTAAAATAATTTGTCTTGAACATGGATTATTTGAACAAAAAGCAAGCGATCATTTAAGTGGTTGTGGTTGTCCAATTTGTAAAGAATCTAAAGGCGAAATTAAAATAAAAAAATATTTAGAAAAACAAAATATTGAATTTATAAAAGAAAAAATATTTAATAATTGTAAAAACAAACTTCCGTTGCGTTTTGATTATTATTTACCAAAGTATAAGTTACTTATTGAATATGACGGTGAACAACACTTCAAAGCGGTAGAATATTTTGGCGGAGAAAAAAGTTTTATTACAAGACAAAAAATTGACAACATTAAAACTGAATTTGCTAAAGCAAATGATATTAGGTTAATTCGAATTACATATGAAGAAAATGTTGAAGAGAAATTAATAGGTTTATTGAAAAATATAATAAGTGATGTACAATAAACATTAAAAATTTGAATATTTAATGTTTAGTATTTTTTTGACATTAAAATCTCAATGGAATGAATTGAGATTTTTTTTTATTGTATTTATAGTAAAATAGAAATTTTGTGGCAAAAGTAAAAGTAGTAGGTACAAATCTTGACCAGAATTTAAATGGAATAAATTTTAATAATACGGCATCCGAAACGATATTTTCATTCGGTAGTTTTGCTGTTACATCAAATTTTGAAGGTAGAGTACCTATTGATTATTCAAATACATTAAGTTCATTTGTACGTCCAGTTACTCTTGAAACAATTGGTTTAACACAAACACAATCTGAAATCATACATCAATATAATACTAACGCTGTTTTAAATTTAGACAAATCAGATTTAAATACTTTTGTTAGATTTGGTTCAGCTTATGAATTTTTAACAATATCAATACAAAATATTATTGTAGCATACCCTGCTAGTTTATTCATGAACTCCCAGCTTACTCATACCAATACAATTACTTTTAGCGGTTTTAGTTATAATCCAGTTACAAATATTTCTACATTTAAAATACCAATTAATTCTATTGTTAATACATTTAGTTTGGCATTTAATTATGGTAATGTAAGTAGTCCTGATAACAATATACTTAAAAATTTAAACATATCTTATAATTCATATGTGGTTTGGTCTGCACTTAATCCTACTGGAAATTCATATAATATTATTGGATTCACTGGCAATACTACAAATAATCCGTCATTTAATGGTTATTTAACAGTTCAAACAATCGGTAATCCATTTCCAACCATTGGTAGTGGCACAAAAGGTGCAATTGATTTTCATATTAAACCAAACAATGTTATTTTTGAAGAATTTAGATTGTTATTAAGTGATTATGAAAAATATATTGTCTCAGAAAGAGTAACAGGAAATACAAATGGATTTAAATTTACATTAAAAGACCCTATATTACTTGACAACGGCTCTATTTCATATTCAAACACACAAATGTTATGGTCAACAAGTGATAATTACAATATAGATATTAATACTCCAAGATATACTACCTTTTTAAATAGCATTCAAGCAATTGGTAACAAGTATGATGTAATAAAAACGGATTTAATTGCAAGATTTCTTACTCCTGCTTCAATTAAAGAATATGATCTTACTGAAAATGGTAAAATGACTAAACTCCTAAGAGTATATGGTAGAGAATTTGATGAGATGAAACAATTTATAGATTCTTTGGTTAATATCAATCGTGTTACCTATGATAAAATTAATAACACACCAGATCAATTAATTAAAAATCTTGCAAGAACATTTGGATGGAATTATTTTTCATTAGTGAATGAAGCAGAACTGGTAACTAGTCTTTTAACAATTACTGATGCTGAAAGAAATTTACACACCGATTTAATGCCAGCAGAAATTGATATTGAACTCTGGAGAAGAATATTAATAAACACAAATTATTTCTGGAAAGCCAAGGGTACGAGAGAAGCAATAAAAGCAATATTTCTTTTAATTGGTATTCCAGAACCATTTATTAACATTACTGAATATGTATATACTGTTGATGGTAAAATAAATCCTAATACCGTACCATTAAAACAAGCAGATTTTCCTTCAAATTCGTTACCATATGATACTGGTGGATATCCAGTTGCACCATTAGAAACTAACGATTTCTTCTTTCAAGTTTCTGGAGATACTGATGCTGGTCAACACTATATGGATGTGTTTCGTATGGCTGGTTTTAATTTAATGCAAAATGTTGATAATAAAAAATCATGGGTTCAAACAGGTGCAACAACAAGAGTTGATAGCACCACACCACAATATTATCAGGCTGATAGTAAACTTGTCATAAATACTAAAGAAGTTGATGTTGCGCTTGATACTGCACGTGGTATTGAATATGATGTTTATGATTATATTAAATATATAGACTTTCCAGCTAATTCAAGCGGATATACATTACCATTTTCTTATGTTAACATATCTTTGGGTGTAAATAGTGTTCAAAAAACATTTACATTGCCAACTCCATATAATAAAACTGAAGGTAATTTGGAAGTTCGATATAATGGTATTTTATTAAATGCACCAAGAACAGGTTTAACTACAACTTCACATCATGCAGATTATAGTATTTCAGGCAATACATTTACGTTATTAACAGCAAGTGCATATTCAAATTCATATCGAAGGGATGTTATTCAGGTAACATTTATTTATTCAGGTAACACACATCCAGTTACAGGAATTCGTGTTCAATATATTGTAACAAGAGTTGATGCAAAAATGGGTGGAACTGTAATACCGTTACCAAGTTATCCACGTGGAGATGTACAAGTAACTGTAAATGGTATTGCACTTACAAAAGGTACTCCACAATTTATTGCCGATTATATTCTTGACCCAGCAAATACAACAGGTTCAAGTCAAATTATTATTCAAAATCCTGATGTAATTTCATTTTTAGCTGTTAGTCCTATAATACAAGTAGCATATGTTCAGGTGGTTGGAAGTAATCAAATTAATGCGAGAAGTGAAGTGGTAAGAGTTGATAGTTTTAATAGTGGTAAAATATATTATAATGTTTCAGCAAATAAATATGTTTATAAACTTAACTATAAAGCAAATACAGCATCAGATATTAAAGTATTGATAGATGGTATTGCATTAGAACCATATACAGATTATAATATTAACGTACAAAATCAGTATGAAGTTTTCTTACCAAAAGGTATTAAGTATGGTACAATTATAAGTGTATATTATCTTGTTGCAGTAAGTTCATTCTTTAATCCAATCATAAATGATGTTTTTGGAGTTGGAGATATAAGCAAATTATCGTTTCTCGAATTTATTGAACTTATTCAAAGAAAAATGATAAATGCAAGAACCAGAAAAACAGTTACTGATTTTAAAGGTGGCTGGTATCCGACATTGCTTAATGTTTATATACAATATCTTAAGAGAGGATTATTGCCAGAAAGCAATCCTTTACATTCAAATGGTTATACTTTTGAAAATTTATATGGATTTCTTAGTAAATATAATTCATTTTTCCAAAGATTTGTTGATGAATTATTAGCAGCAACAGTTATATTAAAAAGAAGCGGTTTATTGGTTAGAAATACTGTCTTTACAAAACAGAAATTTGCATATAAAAGAGGCGTGAATCTATATTCGGGGGGTTCAATCACATTTGACACAAGAGGAAATTTAATGGTTCGATATTTTGGTGATGATGGTGCTACATTTATGATAGGACAAGGACAACCATCACCTATAGCAACATTACCTACAGTTATTACTGCAGCAATAACAAACATTACACAAACTGGTGCAACTGGTGGTGGTAATGTAACTTCAAACGGTGGTGCAGCAGTTACACAACGTGGTATTTGTTGGAGTACTTCGCCAACTCCACAAATTGGAGATAGTCATACAAATAATGGTGTTGGAAATGGCACATTTGTTAGCGTATTAACAGGATTATTGCCAAATACAACTTATTATGTTTGTGCATATGCAATTAACGGCATTGGAATTGGTTATGGTGATGAAATTAGCTTTACAACACCTGCTGCGGTGATTGTGCCTTCAATAACAACAACGCCATTTACTGATCTTGATAGTAATTCAATAACCACTGGTGGTCAATTTATTATTGCTCCAAGTTTAAGTTTAATTGAGTGGCATGGTATGCAATATAGTACAAATAATGTAACATGGACAACAACACCACTCATCGCAGGTGGATTAAGCGGTAATTTCTATACTTATGTGATCAATGGTTTATCTCCAAGCACATTATATTATTATCGTGCATATATGATGGTTGGTGGTATTGCTTATACTGGACTTCCACTTCAAATTTCAACTGCTGCTATTACACCTGTTGCACCAACAGTTACAACAGATGCAATAACATCAATAGATCGAACTTCTGGTGTTGGTGGTGGAAATGTAACATCTGAAGGCACTCAATCAGTAACTTCACGTGGAATTGTTTGGAGTTTAGCACCAGCACCAACACTTGCAAATAATGTTATTACAAGTGGTAGCGGAAGCGGTGCATTTACTGGTTGTTTAATTACTGGTTTGTCGCCAAACACTACATATCATGTTCGTGCATTTGCTACAAGTGTAGTTGGTACATCATATGGTAATGAAGTAAGTTTTACAACAGATGCTGCAACAATACCAACAGTTGTTTATGTAACATCTTCTGCTGGTTTTAATCCACAGGGTCATGTTGTTTCGATTGCAAATGGAAACGTAACCTCTGATGGTGGAGAACCAGTTACTGAACGTGGTACTGTCTGGGCGTTACAAAATAACCCAACAATTGCCGATCATAAAAGCATTGCTTCCACTGCTGGCACTGGAGCATTTACCGTTCAAACTGATGTAACCTTATTAGCACATGGATATTGGTTTTGGAAATTTTATGCAACCAATAGTATGGGAACTGCTTATGGTGATGGTAGAACTTTTGATACTACATAAATAAAATTATTAGTATTTATAATTAAATTGTTAGAAAATGGCATTCATTGAAAAATCAGACCCTGTAGTTTTAAACATCAAATTAACAACCAAAGGTAGAGAATTACTGTCTACTGGTAATTTATCATTTAAATATTTTGCTATTGGTGATAGTGAAATTGATTATAAATTTGATAATGCAGTAGGTTTAAATCCCTTTTATGCCAATATTTTAAGACCTGCTGATAACAATCCGAATATTATATCATTTATACCGCAAACATTATCAGGTGACCCTTATAATGTGATACCAAGTATACCTACCTCAACATATCTGGTTACAAATAATGCTGGCTCGATTGGATTTTTTAGTAATCTCTCTGGTAATTCATTTACTTTTAATACAGACCCTGATCATGTTAAACAAGCAGGTATAATGATTTATATGAGTAGCATTACTGGTGGCAGTACATTATATTTAAAACAAGCATCTAATTATATTCCTCTTAATGAACCAAGTAAAGGTGATTTGATTTTGGTTAAATGGACAATAAATGGAGATACAACACCATTTTTAACAGATACAACAAAACCAACACCATTTTTAATTTATAGAATTATAAACATTATATCTGGTTCTTTGGGCGCAAATAATTTAGTTGTTAGTGTTGATAGAAAACTACCTAATTTTACTGGATTAAATGCCACAGGCATAGCAGGTGCAGTAATATATTATTATAGTGAAAATATAACTGGAAACACAATAAATGGTATGAGTTCAACTGATTATATTGCTGAAAGTGTATTAACTTTTCAACAAAACAGTCAATGTCCTACAGAAATATTTCCTTTCTGGAATATGTCAATCATATTTACAGATGAAATTGCTGGGGTTCAATCCAGTTTGAATAATAAAACGTATGCTGAATTTAAGACCAAAGGTTATGGTGGTTTTGTTTCATATATTCAAAGTCAACAACCTTATTATAAAAAATTAGGTGTGATTCATTATAGCAATAATTCACCCGCCAATGTTTATGCTGAAGGTTTTTATTTAAACACAGCAGTACTTGACATGCCAACAATAATGTGGCATAAAAATAGTACTCCAAAATTAGGTGCTAAATTTATTGCTGCTATTGGTAATGGTTATACTTTGGCAACTTTGGGCATACATTATTATGATTTGGTGGATGCAAGTAATCCAACTGCAGTTGTTGGTAAAATATTTGATGAATTAAAGATGTTTTTAATTGAAGATCAAGAATTATTATACGCTATGTCATATAAATCAAATAGGTCATGGACACTTCCACAATTTTCATTAGCTGGTGGTAGTGGTGCTCCTGTTGGTCATGGTTCATTACCAGTAGCAGCTTTATAATAATTTTAAATAAAATAGAAAATGACACAAGATTATACAATATTTGCTTCATATCTTTTAAGTGCAACAACGACTGGTTATAGTACTGGAATTCATTGTAATTATATTACTTCAATTAATATTGAAACAAATAATTTTCCAATACAGGAAATTATTATGAATTTCTCTGGAGGTACTACTGGTGCAACTGCTCCATTTAAATATTTAAACAGCACTGGAAGTGGCACTGGATTCACTGCAAATAAAATATATGCAATAGTTCAAAGCGTGTTAATAAATCCAACTGGTACAACAACTCCAAATCCCGCAAATTGGAAATTGTATGATCTTACACCGCAAATAACAACACCTGCATTACATGTTGCAGGTGCTCCATTAACTGCAAATGAATTGGTAAATAATATATTTAAAATACCAATTGGACAAATTAATGGTACTGGTTTCACTACATATAATCTTTCATATTTAAATTATCCAGCAGTATCAGCGAATACTTTATCATTTGGTGATGAAATATATTTCCTTGGTAATGTTTCAACGCAAATACATGCAGACGTATTCGTAACTGATCTTGCAATTACATTAAATTTAAATAATTTTAATTCTTCTACAAATCTTAGCTGGCAACAAATGCTAATTAAACCAGCAGTAGCTATTACAGAAATTGGTATTTATGATGTTAATAAAAATCTGGTTGCTATGGGTAAATTAAATGACCCTATCACGAAAGATTCAAATATCACAAGAACAATTGTGTTCGATATCGACTTTTAATTCAAAATAATCATAAAAATTTATATTTTTTTATAAATTCTTAGTATTTATTATAAATACGATTTAAAAACTTATAATATATATGGGAATTAATGAAGAAACAAAGCCTAAGTCAATTATAATTGATGGCAAATTGCATAGTCAATTCAAGATGCTATGTAAGGGCAAAAGCATGAAAATCGGTGGTGTTATCGAAGATTTGATCAGAGCGTATCTTAGAAATCCAAAAGATGTTCAAAAGATTATTGATGAAATGAAAGAAGAAGAATCAGCAAGATCACTTCGCACTCAAATGTTTGAAGCAATAACTAAAAAATAATATATGGAAAAATATATTTGGTCATTAGACATTAGTACCACCAATATTGGTAGTACACTAATTGACATGAAAGGAAAACTTATTGAGTTAAAACATCTTGAATTAAAACTTGGTAAAGACATTCCTGTTGAAAATAGATATATTCATAAATCTGAAATATTTAGAAAATATATTGAAGAATATAAGGAACGAATTTTACATGAACTTAATGGTGAAATTATAGAAATAATTATTGAAGAACCTTTGGGCGGAAGTAACAACGCTAATACAGTTTCATTACTATATGGTTTTAATGGAATATGTTCTTATATTTTATATAAAACTTTTAATATTTATCCAAAAAAAATTAGTGTTTATGAATCAAGAAAACTATTTTGTCCAGAATTAGTTCATACCTCAAAAAAGAAAAATAGAAAGACTGGCGAAATTGAAATTATTCAAACACTTTCATTTCCACCAGAATACATAAAAGAAAAAAAGTTGTATATTTGGAAAAAAGTTTGTAAATTAGAACCCCAAATTGAATGGTTTTATAAGAAAGACTCAAATGAACCTAAAGATATGTGTTTTGATATGGCTGATTCGTATTGTTGCTGTTATAGTGGCATCATTAAATTTGGTTTGTTAAAATGATTAAAAAATATAATATAGAATTTTTTAAAAAAATTGCTGTTGAAAAAGGTGGTGACTGTTTATCTACCGAATATATTAATTGTAGAAATAAATTAGAATTTAAATGTAAATATGGACATATTTGGAAATCATTAGCAAGAAGTGTTAAATATTCAAAATCTTGGTGTCCGATTTGTTCAGGTCATATTAAATTAACTATTGAAGAAATGCAAGAAATTGCAAGAAATAAAGAAGGAAAATGTTTATCTAAAATATATATTAACGCTAATATTAATTTATTATGGGAATGTAAATTAGGTCATAAATGGTTAGCAAATGCTAATCGAATAAAAAATTCAAATGATTGGTGTCCCATATGTTCAAAAAATAAAAAATTAACTATTGAAGAAATGCAAAAAATTGCCATAGAAAGAGAAGGTAAATGCATTTCTAAAAATTATATTAATTGTGATACCAAATTATTATGGGAATGTCAGTACGGTCATCAATGGATGGCACTTCCTAAATCAATAAAATATGATAATAATTGGTGTCCTGTTTGTAATGAATCTTTAGGTGAAAGAGCAATAAATAACTATCTAAAACAAAATAATATTATTTTTGAAAGAGAAAAGAAATTTATTGACTGTAGGGGTAAAAGACGTGTACTTTCATTTGATTTTTATCTTCCTGAAAATAATGCATTAATTGAATATGATGGTAAACAACATTTTATGCCCGTTAATTTTTATGGATGTTCAAATGAAAAAGCACAAAAAACACATTTTGATTCAAAAGAAAATGACAATTTAAAAGATAAATATTGTAATGATAATAGCATTCAATTAATCAGAATACCCTATACAATAAAAAATGTTGAAGAACACCTGAATAATGCTTTAAGATAATGAAATATATTTATTTAATTCAATCTTTAGAAAATGGATATTATAAAATAGGTGTTTCAAAACATCCGAACAAAAGAATTTTACAATTGCAGACAGGAAATTCTTCTCCCCTAAAACTTATTGATACATATCCAACTGAATATGCCGATCAAATCGAACGTACATTACAGAGAATACACGCACATCTTCATAAAGAAGGCGAATGGTTCGATATGGACATAAATAATGAGGTTAATTTCCAAAAAGAATGTAAGAAAATTGAAGAAACAATTACTTTTCTAAAAGAAAATGATAATGTATTTATATAAACACTTGTCTTTATGACATTTTTGTTATAAATTTGACGAAAATTAAAATTATATTATCTAAAATACTTAACATGAGAAAAGAACGAATTGAAAAAGCAGTAGAAATTATTAATTATGCAATCCTTAATGAAATATCAGTCAAAGAAGCATCAGTTGTATGCGGATATTCTGATACTTATGTAAAAAACACTAAAGCTCTTGTATACGAACTTTACGATAACAATCAACTTACAGACGAATGCTTTGATTTATTTAATGAAGCATATAAACGTTATACTGAAAGCAGAAATTTTGGAGTAAAAGAAGATGAAACTCTTACCGCATCGAAAAAACCAGATGATATCCCAGCATCTACAGGTGGAGAAGACCTTAAATACAATGAAAAGGGCAATGAAGCCACTATTGAATGGAAAAGTGGTTCAAATTATCCTGCAGATCATATAAAAACACTTCCCGAATTACTTAAAATAACAGAAGTTGATCAAAGTCTCTGGGACGTGGCACAATATTGGGTAAATAAATGGGACGTTACCGCAGTCATTGATAAAATGCCAAGAACATTTCAAAATTTTCAAGTTAAAGCACGTCTTGAAAAGAAACTCACAGTTGCCAGAGAAAGAGCAATTGGTGAATTGTTCAAAGAAATGATAAAGGATTATAAACCACCAGTGCTTAAAGTTATTCCAAATGTCAGAACTCATGGTAAAGAAAACAATCTTTTTGAAGTAACAATATTTGATCTACACTTAGGCAAACTTGCATGGGGTGGTGAAACAGGTGAAAATTATGACACAAAAATTGCACGTCAGAGATTCTTAACCACAATTGCAACACTTCTTAAGAATGCAAGTGGATTTCAATATAACAGAATTTTGTTTCCAATTGGTAATGATTTCTTTAACAGTGATACAATATTTAACACAACAACAAAAGGTACTCCACAAGATGAAGATTTACGTTGGCAAAAAACATTTAATGTTGGTGTAAGACTTCTTATTGATGCAATTAACTTATTAAAACAAATAGGTGTACCGATTGATGTCGTGAACATCCCGGGTAATCATGACTTCGAACGCAGTTATTACATGGGCGAATATTTGGTAGCATGGTTTAACAATGACCCAATTGTAAAAGTTAATAATGGTGCTTCACCAAGAAAGTATTATCGTTTTGGTAAAGTATTATTAGGTCTTACACATGGTAGCGAAGAAAAAGAAGGTTCATTACCATTATTAATGGCAAGTGACATCGAATCAAAACCAATGTGGAGCGAAACAATATATCACGAATGGCATGTTGGTCACATACACAGAAAAAGAGATGTGAAATATGCTGTTACTCTTGATAAAACGAGAATGACTGATGAAGAGTTGGGTGTTACCGTAAGGTATCTTTCAAGTCTTACAGGGACTGAAGAATGGCATCATAAAAAAGGTTTCATTGGAGCACTTAAAGCTGGCGAAGGTTTTATTTGGAATGATGAAACAGGTTTGATTGCACATTTAAATGCAAATTTAATAATTGAATAATATGACAACAAAAAAGAACAATTTAATGAAATTGGCAAAGGGCAAAAAGGAAACAACCGTAAAAGCACCTGCCGTTAAAAAAGAGGAAGTAAAAGTACCTGAAAAAGTGCTTACTCCAGAAGAAGAAAGAGACCTTAAAACAAAAGCAAAGGTCGAAGAGTTATTAGACGGTGTAGAGATGACGCTAAAAACTGAAGAAGAAAAGAAAGAAGAGATTCTTGAAATAGCACCAGAACCAGATTCAAAAGATGTTAATTGGCTTGAAGAACAAGTATCAAAACTATCTAAAGAAAATGAAAGATTGAAAAGCGAAGCAACACTTGCTAAAAATGATTATTCGAGAATTTTCGAAGCATTTCAGGAGCAAAAAAATGGTGTTACTTTAACTACCAGTAATTCTGATGGACAACTACAAGCAAAAGTTGTTGAATTATTTAATGAAATTCAGGCACAATATCTTTCATTAGGAAATAATTTAATTATTTATCCTGCAGCATTTTTAAATAGGTTAATTAAGTTTTTTCCGTTTTTGGATGAACATAGAAGGTTTTAATTAAAAGAATAAGAAGAAATTTGCATTAAAGCCTTTGTTTTGATGCAAATTTTTTATATATTTGTCATTATGAAATGGACAAAAGAAAAATGTCATGAAGAGGCATTAAAATATAGGGGAAGAACAGAATTTCACTTAGGATGTGAAGGTGCATATAATGCAAGTAAACATAATAATTGGCTAGATGAAATATGTTCCCATATGATATTAAAAATAAAGTCTAAAAATTATTGGACTAAAGAAAAATGTATAGAAGAAGCATTGAAATACAATCAAAAAAAATATTTTCGTGAGAAATCGTATTCTGCTTATCAAATTTCATTAAAAATGGGTTGGTTAGATGAAATATGTTCTCATATGATAAAAATTGGTAATAGAATGTTTAGATGTATATATGTTTATGAATTTTCAGATAATTCTGCATATGTTGGTTTGACGTGCAATTTATATGAACGTAATGCAAACAGAAAATTTAATAATAATGACCAAGTGACAAAACATATTAATGAAACAAATTTAAAACCAGAATTAAAACAACTTACTGATTATGTTTCAATTGAAGAAGCAACATTACTTGAAAATAAATATATTGAAAAATATAGTATTAATGGATGGAACATTTTAAATAAAGTAAAGGGAGGTTCAATTGGTTGTACAAAAAAAATGTGGACAAAAGAAAAATGTCAGATATTTGCATTAAAATATACAACAAAAAATGAATTTAGAAACAATTCTTATTCTGCATATATTGCAGCCAAAAAATATGGATGGTTAAATGAAATATGTTCACATATGACCATTAATTATAGACATTGGATGATTGACGAATGTGGAGAAGAAGCATTAAAATATAATAATAGAGATGAGTTTGCTGAAAATAATAAAGCTGCATACATGTGGGCATTTAGAAAACAAATTTTAAATCAAATTTGTTCACATATGAAATAATATAATTATGGTTGAAGGTCAGGAATTTCATTCAATATTACAAAACATCTTTGGTGATGTTCAAGGGATAAATCAGTCAAGTCAATTGCAAGTAAATTGTCCGATGTGTGCTGAACGTGAAGGTTTGTCCGAACCAGATGGTAAATTTAATCTTGAAATCAACACTAAAAAGCGTTTATTTCGTTGTTGGAAATGTGAAAATCCCTCATTTAGCGGGTCATTAGGAAGATTGATTAAAATATTTGGAAATGACGCTGATTATCAAATGTATAAATCGTATGCAGGTTCTTTTAATGATTATGATTACGAAGAAGATGAAAAAGAATATGTTGCAGTTAAGTTACCTGAAGAAATGATTTTATTTTCTCAAATGGAAGCAGGTAATTTAGAACATTTTGAGGCATACAATTATATGGTTAATGATAGAAAAATATCGAGAGAGATAATTTTAAAATATCGGCTCGGTTTTTGTACTACTGGAAAATATGAAAAAAGAATAATAATTCCTTCATATGATGCAAATGGTGAAGTAAATTATTTTGTGGGAAGAACTTATGACCCAAAAATGGAGAAAAAAAAGAAGTATGATAATCCAAGATCAGATAAGGATAAGATTATTTTTAATGAGGGTCTTGTAAATTGGGATTCTACTGTATACCTTGTTGAAGGTGCGTTTGAAATGCTGTCATTTCCTGTTAACATAATACCAATGTTGGGAAAGACGATATCAACCACATTATATTTAAAACTGAAAGAAATGAAACCAGATGTGGTTGTATTGTTAGACCCTGATGCTTACAAAAGCAGTATTGATTTATATTATAAATTACATACGCTTTATGTTGATTGTGAAGAAAGGGTAAGAATAGTTAAACTACCAACTATGGACGACTTAGATAATCTGAGAAAAAAATTTGGTATCGATGAGGTTATTAAAAGTTTACGTGGTGCGAGAGGATTAACTGTCGATGATTATTTTGTTAATAAATTACAGAAACCCTATGATAGAAAAGGATACGGAAGATATGATTCTAATTCAAAACATTTTGAATGGAAATCATCAGGCAGAGGAAATATTTTTTAAGAAATATCAAAAAATAGTTAAAGATTTTTTACGAAGTATTTTTCCCAAACAAAAACCAGAAGATATTGATGATTATACATCAGAAATATTAATTAAAGTTTTTGAATCACTAAAAATGATTGACCCTGAAAAGGGTAGTGTTAAAACATGGATATTAGTTATTGCGAGACATTTTATAACTGATGTATATAGAAAAAGTTCTGTCTCATTCACATCAACATTTAATAATTCTGGTATAAGCATTAGTAACAATGATGCTCAAAATTTAAGATTTAATGGAGAGTCAACTGCTTGGGCAGTTGATAATGAAGTATCAAATAGTTGTTCGTTTACTGTTTGTAATAATAGAGAATTTGAAAATTGTAACACTATTTCTTATTTATCATCACAGATATCTCCAGTTGATTATGGTTTATTAAATATGAAATATATACAAGGATATAGTCATTGTGAAATTGGTAAAGAATTTAATCTTACAAGTAGTACGGTCAGTAATCGAATAAATTATATTAAAACTAAACTAAAGAAACAAAATGTCGATATATTAGAATAAATTTGTCATTCTGACAATTTTTAAAAACCCTTGCTTTTGAGGGTGTATTTCGATATATTTGTAAAAATTTTTATAAATGATTAAAACAATAGCACATATCGCAGATATTCATATCCGTAAAACGCCTACCCGTAATGAAGAATATCAATTTATATTCGACAATTTATTAAAATCATTAAGACAAACAAAACCTGACAGAATTGTGATTGTTGGTGACTTGGTTCATGATTATCTTGATCTACAAGGTGAGCAGTTAATCATGGCACACGAAGTACTCAATGCATTGAGTGAAATTGCACCAACACGCATTACGAGAGGTAATCATGATTGCAGAAAGAAAAGTCTTAAGAGAGTCGATTCAGTAAAGGCAATTGTCAAGACTCTTGATAATCCAAATGTTAAGTATTATGACGAAACAGGATTTGAAGTTGATCAAAATGTTATGTGGGCAGTTTGGCATCATGGCGACCCTAAAAATAATCCTTGGAAAACTAAAGTTGGTAAAGAGAATCTGAAAATTAAACAAGAAGAAACTGAAAGAGGTACTATAATCGATTTATTTCATGACCCTGTTACTGGTTGCAAATCCACCACAGGTTTTGAAATGAAAAGTAAGCAATATTATAAACTTTCAGATTTTAAAGGTGACTATTCGTTCTTTGGTGATATACATAAAATGCAATATCTTGACAAAGCGCATACTAAAGCATATTGCGGGTCTCTTATTGCACAAGATGTAACAGAAGGCGATGATAATTTTCATGGTTATTTACTTTGGGACATTGAAAAGAAAACAGTAGATGAAATTCCAATTGAAAATGAACATTCATTTAAAAATATTCGAATTACACAGTATACAGATTTTAATGATCTGGATTTTGAAATCCCGAATCCAACAAAATATATGAAGGTCAGATTTGTCTGGGGTACTTTACCACAAACAAGAGTTAAAGAAGCTGAAAGAAAACTGGCTGAATATATTAAAAGCAAATATAATAATGTGATTATTTCACAAAAGAACGAATTTCTTGAAAACGAAAAAATTGATATAAATGAAAACATTACTTTGCAGAACATCACAGATAAGGATGTTCAGCATGAAATATTCAGAGAATATCTAACAAAAATTGGTACTGATTCACAATTAATTGAGGATATAATTACACTTGATGAAGAAGTACTCACATTGATCGACACCACAGAAGATCAAAGCATTGAATGGAATGTAGTTAAATTTGGTGGCAAAAATTTCATGTCATATGCAGAATTAGAAATTGATTGGAGAAATATGGATGGTTTATTTCAGATTACTGGAGAAAATACTGCTGGAAAAACAACTATAATGAAATTAATTTCTTATATACTTTTCGGCAAAACTTTAGAGACTGAAACACGCATGAAATATGGTGATCAACGTTTTGTAAACAACAGAAATGGGGCAACATTTTGTGAAGGATATCTCATAATTGAAGCAAATGGTGAATATTTTGGTATTAAAAAGAAAACTGAGATAACTAAAACTAAAGGCGGTGAAATCAATGGTGCTCCGACTACATTAAACTACTATTTACTTAATAATCCTGATGAAGAAATGAATGACAATACTTCATTAGAAAAACTTGATGAAGATCGTAGAAAACTTACGCAAAAGAAAATAGAAAGCATCATAGGTACTTATGATAATTTTATGCGTATTGTTATGACTACATCAGATACGTTAAATCGTATATTATCAAATGATATGGCAGTATTTATCGATTCGCTTTTATTTGATAGCGGATTGGATATTTTTGATAAAAAATTAACTGGTTATAAGATATATGAAAAGAGAGTTAATGAAAAACCCAGAGTTTCTTGTGATATCGATGGTGTCTCACTTCAAAATCAAGTATTAGGACATGAAATTGAAACACTTGAAACTGATATAAAAGAAATTGAAACAATTAAATTACCAGATGTTCAAGAAAGAATTACTAAAGGTAGGAAGTATGTTGAAGACCTTACTAAGAAATTATTCAAAATTGACCCTGAAATTTACACTCTGGACGTAGATAGCACCAAAGAGACTATTGGTACTCATAACACTGAGATAACTAAGCTAAACGCACGAAAAGCGGTTATAGAGCAAAGTATCGTTCCATTGAAGGAAACATATGATGCTGAGAAACTAAAAACACTTCTTGAAAAGAAAGAAACACATAAAACTACTGAATATAATAAAAAATTGGAAATTAAAACCCATGAACAAACAAAAACAATCGAAGATCATGCAATTGAAATTATCAATGGTGATGTTGTTAGATTAAAAGAAAAGGGTGCTAATTTAAAAAAAGAAATTGTTGCCTTAAAGAATAGTAAAATTTGTAGCCAGTGCGGACAGGTAATTAATAAGAAAGAACATCAAGATCATATTGCCAATACTGTTAAATTAAAAGAAAATGAAATGTTTCCTCTTGCTGATCAGATTAATGTAAAAGAACATGTTGATAAAGTGGTACATGAACTTAATATTATGGATGAAGATAAAGCAATTGCAAAAATTAATGAAGAAATTCGTGTTGCTTCTCTTGAAATGGAGAGTGTTTTAAATGAAATTGGTACACTCACCAATGAAAAAAATGATGTTGAAAAACGTAAAGAACTTCAGACAGAATTAGATCAGATACCAATAAAGACACAGAATGAAGAACTTAAAATTACATTACTTCAGCAGAAAATCGATAATCATGACAATTCTTTAAAACAAATTGTAGAAAATCAGAAGATTGAAAAAGGTATTGCTGCTGCTAAGTTAAAATTGACTGAACTGGAAGGTGAAGAAACTGAAAAAAGAGAAGACATTTTAATTAAAAAGGGAACTGTCGGAGAAAAACAAATAAAGATTAAAAGTAATGAATTATTAATTGTTGCATTTAAAGCGCAGGAATATCAAGACACTGTTATGGGTCTATATAAAAAATGTGTACACAGGGATGGCATACCAAGACAGATGCTGGCAAATTATATATTGCCAAAAATCAATATAACATTACAGGAGATATTATCTGTTGCACCATTTAAAGTATGGCTTGATCAGGAAGATTTACGTCCTAAACTGGTTTATAATAATCGACCAACTGCAATTGTTGATTGTATCAGTGCATCTGGTAAAGAAAGAACATTCTCCAGTGTGGTAATGAAGTTTGCATTGAATCAAATCAACGTGAAAGCAAAACCAACAATATTCTTGCTTGATGAAGTAATGGGTAAATTACTCAATAACAGTGTTGAAGAATTTATTGAAATACTTCAGTTAATAAAAGCAGGAATGAGAAAGGTTTTAGTTATTGAACCTAAAGAAGAAATTAATCCAGATTATCTAATTAATGTTCAATTGGATGAAGATGGTATATCATCATTTACTATAGAATAATTAGTATTTATAATAAACAACAATATGGCAACACCAATTACTGAAGAACAAAGAAAAAAATACGCTGAAGATCATGAAAAAGCAACACTTATTAAAGAAGCAATAAAAATTGTGAATGAATTAGGTAAGATAGAATGGGATGATATGGGAATGAGTGAAGATGACATGGAACATTTAGAAGCATTAGTAAGTAGATCAAAAAAATTAATCAGACACAGGTTATGGAAATTATGAAAACAAATTGGGATTTAAGGTTTATGCAACTTGCAGATCATATTGCACAATGGAGTAAAGATCGTAGCAGTAAAGTAGGTGCTGTTATTGTAGTTGATAAAAATCCAGTATCTATGGGATATAATGGATTTCCCAGAGGTTGTGACGATGACAATGAAGAAAGACACGAAAGACCCTTGAAATATAGTTGGGTACTTCATGCGGAAGAAAATGCTATTGTAAATGCAGCACGTAATGGGCAAAGAACTTCTGGTTCAGATATGTACGTTAACTGGTTTCCCTGTTCACGTTGTGCTGGTGAAATTATTAATGCTGGAATTAAGCGTATATTTTGTGACAAAGAACCAGATTGGATGATTGAAGATACTTGGACAGCAGATCATAAAATCGCCAAACAAAAATTACATGAAGGTGGCGTAGAAATAATATATATGAATTTTGAAGCTCATAGAAATGCTAACAATAGATAGTGAAACATATAAAGTTGCTGATTTTAATCATCACAAAACTCAAAGTGTAAAAACACAAATAGTCTTGGGAACAAGTTTGAGAAAAGAGAATTTTCATATCATTAGATTACAACATAAAGAATGTGGTGATACAAAAAAATGGAATATATTTACCATTGCCAGAAATGGTGTTGTATATCAACATTTTGACAGTAAATTTCATTCAGATTTCCTTGGTATTAAAGAAGCTGACAGAAAATTAATTTCAATTATTGTTGAAAATATGGGATATTTATTTAAAACAGCAGAAGACAAATACATAAATTGGCTAAGTGAAGAATGTGAAACCGAAAATGTAATTGAAAAAGAATGGTTTGGTTATAAATATTGGGAAAAATTTACTGATGAACAATTAGAAAGTATTTTTTTGTTATGCAAACAGTTATGTGAAGAATATAATATACCGAAACAATGTGTTGATTTTCATCATTACAATAAAGAAATTATTAAATATAAAGGCATTGTTTTTAGAAGCAATTATATTGATGAAAGCAGTGATATCAATCCTTTATTTGATATACCTAAATTTAATCAAATGTTGCATAATGAATTCGCATAGAGTATTTATAGAAAATAAAAAGTATGAACAATAAAACCAGTCCAGATCAAATGAGAATTTTACTTCGCAGAATGCGTGGTAAACCATATGTAAATGAGAGCAAAGGAACAACAAAGCACGAATTATCAGTGCGTGATATGCTTAAAATCACACGTAAACTAAATGAAGATGTTCAACCAGAGACTGATCAGCCAGAAACTGCTGAAGCAAAACCTGTAAATAAAAAAACTGATCAGGATGAAGCTAATGAAGAACAAAAATTTAAAGATTCTTTTCCTGTTGGTTATGATATTAACGTTGATTTTATTGAATTGGAAGTAACAGATAAATATGTTTTTTGGGGCGGTACAATTAATGGAGTATTACAGTTTGTTTATAAAGTAACCCCTGATGAAAATACAAATGGTGTTGAATTTAATCCTTTAGAGGGTTATAATGAAGATGATAAAAAAAATGAAGAAATAATGAAAACAGTTGAATCATATTTTGATAAATTTTACGAATATTGGATTGATAGTGTAATTCAAAAACCTGCAGAGCAGCAATAATTGAAAACAAAAAAAGAAAGGGTCCGCCACATGTGCGGACTTTTTTTATAAAGATAGTATTTATTATAAATAATTATAAATATGAGTGGGAAAACATTACAAATAAAATTAAATCTGACAACAATAATAGTTATTGTATTGTTAGTATTGGGAGTTGCTGGCGGATGGTATATTTATCAAAAAAAAGTAAATAATCTCAAGTCAGAACTTGATTTAGCAACTAAATTGAAAAATGCACTGTTAGATACTGTAACTGTTTATCAAAACAAGCAGGGTGAATGGGTCGCAGAAAAACTTACGTTACAAGAAACATTAAAAAATCTTAACAAAATTAATTCTCAATTAACAACAGAGCAAAAAGATTTATTGGCGAGAGTTGCAGCAGCAAACAAACAAAATACAATAATTGCAGCAGCGTTAATTGAATCAAATGTAATTATTGATTCACTAAAAAATCTAAGCAAACCTATTGTCGATACTGTAAATAAAAATATAACGTTTAGCGATTCAACAAAGAATCTTAAATATGGTATTAGGATTGGTAATGTTATGCCTGTACTCAAATTAAATCCTACATTGACATTTCAATATTTAACACTACCAAATACACAATTTATTGAATTTCATTGGAAGAACGATAAAAAGGTAGGTTATCCTGTTGCATTTAGCGTAACAAACACTAATGATTATTTTAGAATAATTAATATTGATAGTTATATCATTCCAGAAATAAAACAATCTACGCTTAAACCAACTTTTTGGTCAAAAGTAGGTGATTTTTTCACTAAAAGTGGTGGTAAGTTAATATGGTTTGGTGCTGGCGGTGTTGGTGGTGCAGTATTGTATCATTTTTTAGCGAAGTAATATACCCACTAAGTTGGGGACTGTTTATATCACGAGAGGACGCATATTAATATAATGTGCGTTCTTTCTTTTTGTGTTGGCTAAGTATTTATAAACAACCGATAAACGTATTATGGAAAAAAATGATGTTGAAAAGATTGCTAACGATGAGATTAAGAAATTTGTTAACGATAACCTTGATAAAGAAATGAAAAGAATTCTTCGCAATTCTAACAGTCATACAAGGGATGAAATGATTTCAACTATTAAGAATGCATTAGAAGCGGTTGTCAAGGTATTATGGGCAAAGAAAGATTTTTGGAAAACTGATATTAAATAATGAACGAAGAAACATTTAAACCGACATTAAGTAAACCAACAGTACAAGGTGTTAATTTTCAAAACAATGCTAAAAAGATCGATACTCAAGCGGGTCTTAAATTGAATGAAACTGATGGCTTATTGAGTGAAGCTGAACAGTCTTTGAAGAAAAAAATCTTCAGTTTATCCAAGATGGAAGCATTGGTATTTTCAGACCCTAAATTATCTGCAAAATACGAAGAAATGGCTGAAAATGGTGAAGAAAAATATGGTTATCATTATAATGAAACTATTCAGAATATGTTATTTAACGATTATGTTCTCAACAGTCCGAAATATTTACAAAAATATAAACAAGCAATTCCTAAAGAAAAGACAAGAAGAGATCAAAGTGGTATTAACCAATTAAAAAAAGCGGGAGAAAAAACCATGCAACATAAAAACGATATTCAAAAACCAGAAAAACTTGCTCCAACTGGCTTAAAACCAGCAGTTGTTGAAAGTGATGAACCATTAACAAAAGTAGAATTTTTAGTTAATGAAAGAGACCCTAAAAATCCTGATTTATTTGCATATTTTCCAGAAGAAAATTATGATAATGATGGTAAGTTTAAAACAGCATATTCTCATGTGGGACAACATTCATGTGCTTCTCCAGAATATGCAAAAGAAAGTCGTCCTGCCACTCCTGAAGAATATCAAGGTTTAAAAACAGAACTTGAAAGTCTTGGATATAATCTTGAGGTAGTTAATAGTATGGCAGAAAGTACTGGTGCTGGTAGCAGTGGCGCATTTAGTGCACCGTTAGGTATGGTAAAAAGAAAAATTTATGAAAAAACTGGTACTATGGAAAATAAAAAAGAGAAATTAGCTGAATTTACAATGGTTGGTGGCGTACCTCAACAAAATGTTGATACTGAAGCCGAAGATGAACCTCAAGATGATGATTGTTATATCGAATCAAATGGTTCAGAATTCAGAGTTTCTTGTGGTGGTAAAAATATTAACAAATTTCAAGAAATGGAAGATGCACTTGCTGCAGTAAGAACATGGAAAACATCAAATAAATGGTATCCTAATACTTGGTTTATTTCCGATCATGGAAATTTTAATTTAATTGATGATAAAGGCAATATTTTAAATGAAACAACTGGTACTGGTGGTGGTAGCGGTGCTGTTGGTGGTGCTGGCGCATCAGGCAATGGTGAAACTGGTACTGGTGCTTACTATACACCCAGCGCATGGGGTAAAGGTGAGTTAATACATCCCAAAGGTGAAGCACCTGTAAAAAGAATACCAGCATGGAAAGGTGGTAAAATCATTCAAGAAAGCAATTATTTAATTGAAACTGATGGTTTTAAAAAATATATTCAGGCATTAAATGAAGATGAAGATATTAATAATAAACTTGGTCAAGTATACCAAGCAACACATTCAAAAAGTAATAAGGGATTGGGTGTTAGTGAATTACCACAATCACCTGAACGTGATGGAAAAATAAGAGAGATAGAAGACAATACAATGTTATTTCTTGGACAAGACCTTCAACATAGTCCAGATGGCGATGTTGAAATTTTTCATCAGGATATGACACAACCACATACACTTATACCACATCCTGATAATAAAATTCCACAAATGCAAATAGATGGTATCGTTCAATCAATACCAAGAACTCCAGTTGGAGTATGGGATAAAATAAAAGCTGGTAATGGTAAACAAACACCAGAAATTACAGATATTGAAAAGAAATCAGATGACGGATATGGCGATTTAGGCAATATGCCAACTACTGATCTTAACATAATTAATACAGATATTAACACAGAAAAATTAGATAATCCTAATCTTAGACAAATGGAAGAATCAAAAGAAATTAAAGAAGTTGCAAAATCAAAAAGCCAGCAACAATTATTTGGTATGGCACATGCTGTACAAAAAGGCGAATTAAGTCCAAGTAAAGTTGGCGGTGCAGTGAAAAAAATTGCAAAAGATGTAAGTCCTGAAGATGTTGAAGATTTTGCTTCAACTAAACATAAAGGTTTGCCAGAAAAAGTAAAAAAAGTTGATGAAACTGAAGAATCAATTATTGGCGACAAACAAAATTCTATGTCAAACAAATCAGTACCAACCAATACTGTAGGTGGTAACGTTCCTATGGGTACACAAAACACTGGTGGTGGAGCAATGAATGAAAGTGATATAAAATTATTAGAAGAATTAGATAACGAATTGAAGGCATATTCAATTCATCATAAAAAATTAATGAAAATGAGTGAAGATAAAAAACCATCATCTCTGATATTAAAAGATCGTCTTGGTGATGAAAACAAAGCAAATTTTAAAAAAGATTTGCAACATAGCGGTACAAAAGAAATTATCGATGTTGAAAAAGAATTACAATGGAAAGATCAGCAAACAGAAGTTGGTAAAGACCCACAAAAATTAGGTGCAGAGATTGAAGATACTGAAATTAAAGCAACCGATGCAAAGGGTGATGAAGCACTTAAAAATGTTGGTAATTCAGCAAATGAGAAAGGTGATGAAATTCCAAAACGTAATATGACTGAGGAAGAAGCTGAAGAAGTTAAAAAATATAAACTTAATCTAAAAGATTATGTTTATGATAATGAACCCGGTAAGAAATTTGAAGATCGCATGAAAGCTGATATGGGTGACGAAAACTACAAACAAAGACAAACAAATCTTGAATTTCGTGGTAAAGCACCTATGTATAATAAAGACCCACAACCAACCGAAGGTACAACTGCGGATAAAGTGCAGTTTGATAAAGAACAAAGTGGCTGGAATGAAAGAGTTGGTCTTAAAGAATCTATGGTTACTGGCAGATATCTTGATGCTCTTGGTAAAAGTCATATCATGGATTTCAGATTGAACGAAACCAAATTAGTTTCTGCTGATACTAAATTCGTTGAACCATTATTTCAATTGGATTTTACAGGATTTGGTAATAAATATGAAAATAAATCACAAGATAAAAAGGTTGTTATTAAGGAAAGCGTTGAAAGTATTTTATCTGAATGTAAATATTATACTAACGGTAAAGACATATTTGCAGTAAAAAATCCTGTCCAGAATTTGAATGAAAATGAACAAGTAGGTAAAAAGAGTCCAATAAATGAACAAATTGAAAAGATGAAACATTTAACTGGCTATAATACAAAAAATTATATTGACACTAAAGGTATAAAATTATAATGGCAGATTGGACAACAATAACGAAAGAACAATTTGATGCTGCATATAACAAGCACTTACCAAGTGGTTGGATTAAATTTGCATATAAGTATTTTTCAACCAGTACTGAACAAAAAAACATGAGTTTAAAAAACGGTCTGGCATATTTTTTAGGTGGCTTATTTCTTGTAGGATTTTTAGGCACAATATTCAATGCAAATAAAAATTTTCTTAAATTTTTCATTGGAGCATATGCAATTATGTTGTCAGCATTAGTATTATACTTATTTAGTGCAGTACTTCTTAATAATTATCGAATTGGTTTAATTAAAAAAGAACTTGGTATAAATAGTGATGAATATGATGCTTTATTAGCAAAATATTATTAGCTAATCATAAAAAATATTATTAAATTTGTGGAGTATTAAGTAATTAGTACTCCATTTTTTTATTAAAGTATTTATAGGAAAAAGAAGATCATGGTTTCAACAATATCACAACAAAGATTAGATAACTTGAATTGCGTTTTAGGTCTTGACTGTTCTAAATATCAAAAGGACATTGCATGGAGTCTTGCAAAAGCAGCAGGAGTTCAATTTGCATTTGTGAAGATCACTGAAGGTACAACTGGACATGAAGATAATATTTATAATGTGAAAGCAAGAGTTCTTGATGCTCAGAAAAATGGCGTAAAAATTGGTTACTATCATTTTGCCAGACCGGGTGATGTCAGCGTTCCTGAAGATGATGCCAATGCAGAAGTGCAAAATGTTCTTAGTCATATTGAATTTTTACCTACTGCCGATCTGCCACTTTCATTAGATGTTGAGGCATATGCCAATTCAGTTGTCTGGGACAATAAAGTAGATCATATGAACAGATTTATCACCACATTTATTCAAGGTCTACAAGCACAAAATATTTCAGTTATAATATATTCGTACAAAAGTTTTTTAGACATTAATACAACACATGAATTTGGTTCATATCCGTTATGGGCAGCAGCTTATTTGAATAATCCTGAAATTAGTTTACCTTTAGTTCCACTTGGCTGGACTGAATGGAAAATTTGGCAATTTACTGAGCAAGGACAAATTAGTGGATATAATGGAAATATTGATTTAAACATAATGAAGAAAGATTATTACAATTTATTTTAATGAGCAATGAAGGGAAAAGATATCAAATAATTAAAGACAGAGTTGAAATATATAAAGATTTCACATTAAATCTCTTGTACTATATTCAGAAATATTATCTTGATAAAGAATGTCTGAGTAAGGATGAAGATATTTATAATCATTTTTCTTGGTGTTTCAGAAAAGTTTGTGATGAATTTTTATTGGAAGAAATTGATTTTAGAAAAAATGAAGTTTTAAAACAATATTTTTATAATTATTATTACCATCAATTTTATAAGATTGATAAAGAGAATATAAATCAAAACACTTCCTTAGAATATTATGAAAGGTTTTGGGAAGGTATATTCAAAATTAGCAACGATAAAAACAAAAACATTTTAAATATTCTTGTTGAAATCTATAATATTTACGACAAATCGATTAATTTACAAAAAAATATTCTTGAAATTGTTTAAAAACTCTTGCTTATCGTATTTATATTCACTATTTTTACAATTCAAAAATAATTATTATTAAATAAAAAAAACATGGCAGTAAATTTAAAGGTTGATCTTATCAACCAACTTGGGAATGAAAAATTTTATGCAGAACTTGAATTAGGTCGTCTTGCAGCAGACCCTAACATGAATTATAAGTTAAAAATTGACTTAATGGAAGCGAAACTTAAAGAAATTACTCTTTTGAATGGAGAGATGGCATTAGCTCAAAGTTATTTTCCAGACCCAGCACCTGCACCAGCAGTATCTGATCAAGTAACAACAGAAAACCCGCCTGTACAATCAAAAACACAACCACTCCCGGGTCAAACACATGGAGAAGGATAAAACATGACAATATTAGTTGAAAAAACATGTCAGTTCTTATTTATTTCTTCCATTATTTTTATAATTTATATCTTGGGTGATTTGATTATAAAAATATATGGAAGATTTGCTTTGAAACAAGAAAATGTAACTTTTGTATTAACCAATGCAGAAAAAATGATGCTTTGGGTATCAATAGCAATGTTTTTTACATATATACTATGAGCTAATGAAAACAATTGAATCAATATTAGACCCAATTAGTGGTTATTTAATTTCCATCACAAGAAATCCAATGGAAGGCTGGTATGAAATGGAAATCGGTATACCAAAAGGCTGGGTTTTTGATGAAAACAAAGAAATTAAATGTGAGATTCTCAGTGAGAAAGAAACTGGAAAATTAATAAAAATATCTCCAAAAAATCCAGATATTGTTATTGATGATTTAGTTGCATTTATTGTGGTCATAATAGCAACCAATAAAAAAATTGCTGATAAAGAAAAACAATTTACCGATAAGATGGCAGTAATGAGAAATACTCTGGAGAAAGAAGTTAAAGAATTTTATGAAGAACTTGACGAAATCAAAGAAAATTCATTTAAAAATCTTAATGCAGAATTTGAAAAGAGTTTGCGTCCCGAAGGTGAAGAAACGAAAAGACACAGAAGCACTAAAGCTGAGATGGAAGCTAAAAGACTTGCAAATATTACCACAACAAATACTGGTGGTGCAACTGAAACAGTTAATAGTTCAATCAAAGAACCTATTGTAAAATAACTTTTATGGCTTTTGATAAGAAAATATTATCAATCGATTCTGAAGATGATAGCAAAGATTATGAAGCATTTTCTGAATATTTAAAAGAGGACACTACAAGAAAAAAAAATTTAACTGCTCATGAAATTCAAGAAATTGCTGATATTCTTGTCGAAGAAATTGAAAGAAAAAAAAGAAATCAGGCACTTAAAAGTCAGAAATTAATTCCTTACATATTGAGACATTGTGACGAGAAGTATACCAAAAAAGAATTAATGGATTATAGTTATAATGATGTACAGGATATTTACAATGAAATTAAATCCAAAAAACAATCACCTATTAGAAATTTTCTTCGTTTTATTTTTAATATTCCTTTGGAAGTAAAATAATTTGAGTATATTTGCATAGTATTAACCCTTTAAATAAAAAAATAATTTATGGCACTATTTGATGATGTATTTAACCCGCAAAGCATTTTTAATATGCTTTTTTTTAACGTTAAAGCAGTTTTGATTTATCCTACCCTTGAAGAACTTAAATCAAAGAATCTCAAAATGTATGAACGATGGGAGTATTTAGTACAAGCGAAAAAATTGATTAATCCAAATCATGAGATGATTGGTAATGAAATTTATGAATATGAACAAAAAATATATGAAGATAATGCAATTCAATGTCCTGAATTCAGTAAAATTGTTGCAATTACATATGCTACTGCATATAGCGAAAAGGGTGATCTTAAAAGGCAATTAAAAAGGATTGCAAATGAAAATGAAGCCGTTGTTATTGAGCAATTCATGTACTTATTAGATGAAATATCAAAGGATGATTCAAAATCATCACCACAAATATTCTCTATATTATGTGGTCATAATATAATTAGTTATGATATCCCTCTTTTAATGAAAAGATATATGTTTCATAAAAAAGAATTTCAAACAGTTAAACATTTGCCATACTTATTAAAAAGAGCATTTAATGTTAAACCTTGGGAGTCTGGTATTATAGACACAGTTAATGTTTGGAAATTTAATGGTTTTGATTATTCTCCATTAATGTTAATTGCAGAATTTCTTGGTTTGAAAAAAACAGTTGATATATTACCGAATAACGAGCTTAGTAAGTATTATTGGGAAAACTTTAGCGAAAAACCCGTTGAAACCTTAGAATTTGTAGCATTGCAATCAGCAACACAAACAAATCTGGTTATTCAACTCATAAATGAATTAAGACAAGTATAAAGTTTTATTTTATTGTTATTTTGAAAAATAAAGTAAATCATAACGATTTACTTTATTTTTTTGGGGATTTGCTAATTTTACTCGTTTTTATCGATTTTAAGCACTACTATTGCTTTTAGATGTTCTGGTAAATACTTCCAGAGATAGTTCTTAAATCCATTCCAAAAGCTATTATCTTGCAATAATTTGAGTCTATCGTCTGTAGATAACTTATTCCAGTAGTTGAATTCCAATAAATCTCTTTCGGTATGCATAGAGATAAATAGTGGAATATTTTAGATCGGATATTATTCAACCCAACTTAAATTTTCTTTAAATATGCCGTTTAGAAAATCGATATCATATAATTTATCAAATTCGATTTCTTCCATATATGCTCTTTTCATTTTGCTTTCGCCATGCATTTCTCCATATAGAAGATAATCCATCATATCAATTATTGTGTTGAAAAAGATATACATGGTATTTTTTTGATTGTAAATATATGGAAAACTTTCTTGAAATCCATCATCATCATAATTTAAAAGAATACCTAATGTTTTGCTACCGTCAGAATATTCTTCTGCATGTACTGTTTTAAGATATGTTTTCATGTTATTTATCCGTTAAAAAATCATTTGAAGACAAATCGGTAGTAATTGAATGTTCTTTTAAGACAAATCTAATATAACTAATTGTTTCGTTATATGGCGGAATTCCATGATAATAAAGTACTTTACCTATACCAGCATTATAACAAGCAAGACTTAGTTTCCATGAATAACTATTAGGTTTACCTTTACTAATCCAATAATCATATAAATCTTTTAGCATGTGCATACCAATATAAATATTCTTCTGATTATCATCAAGTTTAAGCGTATCAACTTGAAGTGCCTTTCTATACAATTCATGTGTGTCTGGCATTACTTGAAAAAATCCTTCTGCACCCTCACGTGATACAATTGTATCAATAAAAGCTGATTCTCTATATACCAGTCTGAAAACCATTCTTGTTGGTAAATTAAGTTTTTTCGAAAGATCATACATATATTCAACATATTTAATGTCAACATAATCTGGAATTGTTACTTCAGATTCAGCTTCGATCTGTTGAATTAAATTTTTAAGATACATTTCTCTTTTAATTCTTTTTATTTCATAATTTTTAATGGTATTGTTATCAACACCACCAAAAGACCCATCAATACAAAACCAACAGAGTAGAAATATTAATAATTGGATAAATTTTTTCATGAATTTAGTTTTTAATAATATTATTTAATTGAAAATCAGTTGTTTACAAACCTTATTTTTAATAAATTTAACTTGTATTAAATGAAAATGCCCAGAAATGTGTGTTTTTCTGGGTATTGGAGAGCTTAGTACGTCTAAATTTTGAACAGTATCAACCTTTCGAGAATTAATGTTCCAATGAGTATAATTAAAATTTGCTGATATATTCTTATTGTTTATCATTTTTATTTTTTATAAATACTTATAAATTTAAATAAATTAAAAGCTATTTACCATCATGTTTATCTGGAAATAGTTTCACATCTAAACCGCCCACGATTTGATATGCTTCCAAAATTAATCTTTGTGCTTTTTTAATTCTTTTACGTAGTTTTTTATGCTTCATAAAAACAGAGTGCTCAACCAGCACATCTTCGATCATATTAGCGACAATATATGCCCTATCGAGTGCCTCATGATAATAACCTGCATCAAGTTTTCCGATCTTTTTTGAGTTCTTCTTTTTTGACATAATCTTTAAGAATTTAATTTTAATTTATAATTTCTTTTTTCAATCATTCTTTGAATTGTTTTCTCTGGTGAATATTGAAACAAATATGATTCGCCAATACGTGTAAATCCACATCTTGCTGCAACTGAAAATAATTTATATTCATTTGTTTCAGTATCTTTTTTTTCGAGTAAATCATTTAAACAATAATATTCAACAGATGGAATGAGTTCAATTTCGTTATAATTTTGAAGCGAAGGTCTAAGTTCAACAATTTTTTCTTTAAAATAATATTCTTTATCGGTTGGATTGTTTTGAAGAGGCATTACCAGTGCAATAATCGTACCTCTATTAACATAATGTTCTCTATATAACAATTCAACCAATTCTTCGGTTAAACCAAACTTTCTGAATTCTGGACGGAGAACAATATTATTAATAAAAACTATTTTATTGAATTTATTAACATCAATATCTCCCTTTTCAATAACCTTCATCAATTCGGTGTAAATAACTTCAATTTTGTGGCTTTTAATCAATTTATTAAAATTAGCATTAAATTTATTCCCCAATTCAATATTCCATGTTGAAAGTTCAAATTCACCCATAAGAAGTGGTGGTTTATATTCAGCTAATCTTATAAGAGATATTGTTCCACAATATTCTGTAATAAGACTTTCATCATCATTCACCAAATCAAAATTTTTATGATAACTGATAGTCTTGAAGGTTATATTATCCCAAATATCCCAATATTTCTTTTCTATATTCATATTGTAAAAGTCAAAGGTAAATAAAATATTTTGAATTTGCAAGGATTAGTCCAAATCCTGTTCTTTGCCCATCCTAATCAATAAGTGCGTAAAGTATTCTTCAATCTTATTAATTTCCAAATAATCTTTTGGTTCAAAGTTTTGATCAATCCATTCTGTCCAGTAAAGTTGAACTTTAAATCTCTCCATATCGTTGATAAAATCGTTAATGGTTTGAGGTAATAATAGCTGATATTTTACAATATCATTTGCTTTAAAGGACTTTGCTTCTTTTGTTATTATGTAATTATTCGAATAGAATTCCAGAACATATTTTTCTTCATTAGTAAATCTGTACCAGTTATTCATATCCTTACCACGCCAACCTTCAAAAAGTACCAGTGATACAATCGGTGAGAATATTTGAGCAAGCATATCAAGTTTAAAAGGTTGAGTGAGAAATTCTCGGAATTTCTCACTTCCTATTGTCTGGATATACGGTACAACCTTTATCATTATTTCTTGTTTTCAGACCTGTATGAAATTTATCTGACTGCTATTGAATACATTATTTTATTATCTGAATTATATGGTACAAGAACAACTGTTCTGTTTTCAAAAGAAAATTCATTAGGACGTTTACTATGATTATTGGAATAATATTTATGATTTACAAGTACTATAGTAATTTCACCATTAGCAGATACGGTTACACTACCATCCTTTACTCCGTAGCCAAACTGTCCTTTATCTTTAGGTAAATCACCTGCAGTTCTCCAAGGAAAATAGCAATAAGCTGACCAAATACTGTATTGACCTTTATTTGGTATAAATATACTTGAATCCATACTAAAATAATCAGTCTGCACTGGTTCAAAACATGCTTTAGTCCAGTTACCGTTATCCAGACAGAATAAATATAATCCTCTTTCAATTGGTTTATTTACTGAAGGGTTTCTACTACAGTTACTACAAGTATCATATGAAAGCATATAAAACTTATCATCTTTGAAAAATGAATACGTTTTTGTGCTCAAATAATCTTTCATCCATGTGGTTTCATTGATCATTTGCTGAAATTTCTGTGGTGTTAAAGTATAAACAAATCGACCACCTGTACCAATTTCAACTGCGAAAGGGCATTCAAAAAATGTATATGCTGGTCTTTCTTTAATGTATCCAAGTGCACCACATAATTGAGCAGATACTGCGTTTGCAGTAAGAACGATTGCGATAATAAAAATCAACTTTTTCATAATTTTAAATTTAATGTTATAGTGATTATACGTAAATAACATTAAAAAGGTTACAAAAAAATGCAATATTTTACACCAAAAGCAGAATATTTTATGGTTGATTATAATTAATCATGTGTGAGCAAACATCATCAAGCCAATTATTTCTCCACGCAGCATCATAAGCACCAGCATTGTTTTTTCTAAAATCAGTTCTTTTATTGTATTTTAAAGCAACTTCTTCAACTTTTTCATGCGTCCAAATAATATAACCACCACCAATACCTCCTGTTTTAATTTTATTTAAAATTATCCAACCTTCATTTTTATATTTTTCAACATAATATTTTTCTAAAATTGATGCTTCTTTTACTGGTATGTATTTTGTTAATTTTTTTCTTACTGGCATTAGATCAGTTTTTTTTATGTGTTTAGTTACTTGATCATGTTCATTAAATCTTCTATTTATATCTCTTTGAAAGATATTACATGTTAATCCAACATAAACATGATTGTCAGAAAATTCATAGGAATAAATGCATCTATTATATCTATTTCCCAATATCTCCATGTGAATACATATTTCATCAAGCCAACCTTTTTTGTGTGCCATTTTATATGCTGTTTTGTCATTTTCTAAAAAATCTTTTTTTGTTTTATATTTTAACGCAAAAAAATGACATTTTTCTTTAGTCCAATATCCATGTGGTTTACTATAAATAATCATATGAGAACAAATTTGGTTTAACCAACCATTAAGTCTTGCAGCACTATACGCACCTCTTGAATTCTCATTAAAATCTTCTTTTTTATTATATTTTAATGCTTCTTCTTGACACCTTTTTAAACTCCAATAATTATTTGGTTTAATTGCTCGCATATGAGAACAGATATCCTCAAGCCATTTGTTTTTTCGAGCAAAATTATATATGCTTGTTGAATTTATTTGAAAATCAATTCTTCTTTCATATTTTAATGCTTCATTTTTACAAAATTCCTTTGAATAGTCTAATTTTTTCATTGTTTTATTTTTAACATAAATACAATAAATTTACAAAAAACTAATCTGTATGTAAAGTATATTCTCCTATTGCAATCACCATAACATTCAAAGGTAATGATTTGTTTTTTAATTCACTCATAAGTATTCCGTTTGTGGTTGAATCACAAAATAATTCACCAACATCCATCCATGTTTTATCTTTCAATTCAAGAATAGTTTTTTCAGTATCAGCATCTATGAACTTAACTGTAAGTCTTGGTGCGTCTTTTTTATAATTTGCCATAATAAAAAGTTTAAGGTAATTTAATATTATATGTCTTTGATAAATACAATAATGCTTCGGCATTTCCAGTGCAATCTGCTAAAGGATTGTGCGAGTGAACTGTTATTCTATGTTTTTTCCATCGATAATACATATCACCAGTTGCTCCACAAAACAGGTCCCCAATTCTTCTTGATGACCAAGAAAAAGGATTTGAACCATAATATTTATGAAAATAATAATTAAGACATACACCAAAATCATAACCATTATTATCTGAAATTCCAACTGGTGACCCTTTAGAATTGATTTTTAGCCAATCAGAAAATTCTTTCATCACCTTTTCTGGTTCATCAAATTTAAGATGTTCTTCACGACTAAAACCACTAATTGCTAATGCTTCTGGATTCCATTTATCTGAAATTGGTCTCATTTTACCGTAAAAGGTTTTAGATAATGAGGGTTCGACAACAATTGCTGCAAAACAAACAATTGAATAATCTGGCATAAATGGTCCATCCGTTTCTACATCACAACATACAAGTTTACTCATACTTTTAATGCTAATTTTTGTAAATTTGATTTGAACATATCACGAGCGAAAATGAATAGTCCAAATTCATAAAGTAAATGCATGAATGTCATTACATAATGCGTAAGAATTAATAACAGTACAACAATAACACCAAAGGTTAGTTTAAATAGCCAACCATTGAATTTATTGAATGCCTGTCCAATACGTTTCCAATGAATTTTTTCTTTCTTCCAGAAAATTTGTAAAAGTGTTGTTTTCATAATTAAAACGGTATTTTACGAATAAGTGAATCGGGAATCAATGCGAATTCTTTTGGTGGAATATGTAGAACAATAGCTGTAGACTTACGTGGTAGACTGAAACCAGCAATCCAACTATTAGGTTTTACATCATAAGAGAGTTTTTTCTTGGTTATATATGCTACACTATCTGCAGAACTTTTAGTAAGATAAACATCGTCACTAAGCTGCCAATAATTTTGATCACCATTCTTTTTCATAACGCCAATATATAACTGTTTACTCTTTTTAGTGATGGTATAGAATACTATTGTAACTGGAATTTGTTTTTTTGTGGTATCTTTATAGAATTCTTTTGCTCTATGTTCAGCATAGTAATCCCAATTTTTAAGATAAGTTTTTTTTGATTCAATATTATATATAGAATCAGGAAGATAATATACAGCCATTGGTTTATTCCACAAAATTTCCGTTTTGGTTTGCAAATGTCCACGAACAGAATAATTAAGTACAAGGGTGACAACAAGTGCCACTCCTGTACCAATCAATAAAACTAAATATCTGTTTTCCCAGAATTTGCTTTTAAAAAAACAATAGGAAATTATTACTGCTGCAATGAATGATAAACTAAATGTTAACATAATTTTAAGTTTTTAGGTTAGACAATAAAACTATTTCTTTTTTTCTTCTTCGTCAAAGCCAGTCCATTCCAGACCCGGGCACAAACCCGTATAATCAGCATGAAAATATTCACCGAATACGCCAGTACTATTAGCCAATCCACGACCAATTGCACATAATGCTTTCCATGTTAACTTGCTGAGATTTATAATGACAATTTCTACAAGAACAGTATAAAATACAAAGAAAAGCGGTTTCCAGAGTACATAAAGTATCGTATAACCAATAGCAAGTCCGATATATTTTACTGGATACCAGATCAGATAAATTAAAGGTTCGATATACCATATCTTTTTACCTTTCTTATAAATGTTAATAATGTTTTGCAACCATCCGCCAACAAATACACCAACAAAATATAAAAGACCTACAACTGCAACGCCACAAATAACACCTACTAATATATACCAATGTTTAATACATGCATCAATAGCTATCATTAAAGCTAATGCAAAATATTCAACAAAGAAAAATGCTGCAGTTAATAGAAGGAGTGTAATGATTACACCTACAACTTGTTTGGTTCTTTTAATAAGAGATTTTGTATCGATTTTAAATGTAAATGCCTGTTTGATTGAAGCAAAAAACTTCTTAAAAGCATCCACAAGTGGTTTCATACGAGCATCCCAAATTTCTTGATTGGCAATTCTTTTTTGTTCACGAGCGTATTCACGTCTTTCTTGTTCTTCTCTTTTTAATGCTTCTGCACTATTTTTTAAATCACGAGCTTTACGTACTTCTTTACGCCATTCTTGCCACTTTGCTTCAATTTCTTTCTTTTTTTCACCATCAAAATTTGCACCTTCGCCATATTTTTTCTTGAGAAAATAATTAAAAAAAGTATCGTCATTTGTATCAAAAAATATTTTTGCGGTTATTGGTAATTTTTGAGCATCACTTCTGTAATTATATTGACCATATTGAGAGGTATATAAATCATATGCTGTCACATCATCAATACTTGCAAGCCAAGCATCAACTGATTTCTGTAGACACCAGACAAATCCTTTGGGAATTAACAAAAATACAAATTTGACAGTTTTCCCAATCGTAACAAATATGCTTGCAAACAACGAAAATACAAGAAGCCAAAAATATGGACAACCATTCTGCATGTTTTGAGGGGTAGGTGTTTTACTACCAAGAACATATTGCATCAATTGATAGTGCCATGATTTTTTATCAACTCTCATGAGTTTTGGTTTATCAGCATGTATCACATACTGTTCTTCACCATCTTTAAGATAAAGAATGTCTTTTTCGGCAACATCTGTACCGCTTATAGCTTCAACTACTTTAATATAGTAGCCTTTACTGTCTTTATAAAGGAAACCTTTAAAATTAACAGCATCAGGTTTGTTGAATTCAACAACCTTGTTCAGTAATAATTCCAATTTTTCGTTTTTCATAAAAATAAAGTTATACATTGTTTTACATTAAAATTTTTAATATTTTTTCTTTTACGTTACTTTGTTTAATTCCTTCAGTTGAGCGTGTGCATCGTACAAAATGATCACTTAACCAAGGTCTGAGATCAAGATCATCCACTGCAACATATTTTTCAATTTGATATTGATGAACATATTTAAGAATTTCAAATCCACGACATGTATCAAGTTCTTGAAGACTTTTGAATTGTGTTCCCCAAAAATCTGGAGTTACATTAGTAATTATTGAATTAACACCATTATCTTTAAAGATTTCATTTAATATGTCAAGAGTAAATCTGAGTTTCCAGTCGCTGGAGAGTATTATAAGTGGTTTTGCAGTTTCAAGAATTTCATTCAGTACCTTAACACATTTAGAATCAAAAGGTGATGTCATATATTTTGGATGCAATTTTTTTGCGAAATGTTGTCTTGAACATACGAGTACATCGTCAATATCCAGAAAGATAACTGGTTGTTGATTTATATTATTTTTCATATTTCCAAATATTGTTTTTATAAATATCTTCGTGTTCTAAATGCCATCGTAATGTTGTATAAGGACATAATAATTCATTACTTACTTCACGAATTGTATCCCAAAATTTAATAAAATTCATATTAATATCATATTGTGATACTTTTCTAAAACGACACACTCGTTTCATATAATCAAGATTATTTAAATATATGTCATATTTTCTTTTTAAATAATATTTAAAAGTGTTATCTGAATATATGAAACTTAAAAATTTATATGTATCGGCATAAAGATACATTCTCCAAACATTTGATTTATTTTTAGTAACTCTATCAAAATATTTTGGCTTTATACCATAATTAATTAAAATATAATCTTTAATAAAATTTAATATCTCTTGTGTGCCAATTAAATTCATTATAAGTGCTTTTCCTTTTAAACTAACTGACCCATCACCATCAAACAATCCTGCAATAAAATATGAATAATATTTTTCTTCAATATTTGGAAAATTAAGTATATCCGATTTATTTGATGTTACACCTAAATTAATAAGATTAGCAACAAAAAGTTCGTTTCCGATTTGAATACTATATCCAGTATATGTTTTATTGGTTCGTTTATCGTAAGTAATAGATTTGGTTATTGTATGTTCAGCACCAATTGCTTCTTTAAATCCTTCAATTACTTCCAAGTCTTTTGATACCAAACTAACCTTATTATTATTTTTTGTAATATTACCATCTGCACATATATATCCAAGCCAATATGCTTTATCGGGAGAGTTAATTTCTTTAAAATAATCGATATTAAGTGTAAGATGACTCATGTTTAATCTACTTTTTTTACGTTTTATTCCGTTATCTTTTAACGTTTGTCTTATTTCATATATATTTTTTTTAAAAATAAACGCAATTTCTTTTTGTGATTTTGTCTTAGATAATTCAATAATTTCTTTTTCAAGTGTTTTGTTCATTCAAAATTTTATTATATTGTCTATTATACGTAAACTCTTTTAAAAAAGTTACACTTTATTAGATAAATTTTTATTTTTCCAAATTTTTGAGCAATAATTAATCTGATGAATACAATCATCAATAGGATTATGTATAGTACCTGTAAAGGGAAATTCAGTTTTTACTGCAGGGTCAAACGAAACAAGTGTACGGACATCCCTTTCATTTCTAAATTTCCAAGGTAATGTTTCACCTTTGCCAATTGCAAAATATGCTGCTTCAAGAATACCTATATCAAATCTTGCACCATTACCCCAAATTCGGAAATCACCAAGACATGCTAAGAATGAACTAAATTCTTCCAGAACATTTTGAATATTATCGCCTTTTTTACAAATTGCCTGTCTTGCTGCATCACTTTGTTGTAACCACCAATATAAAGTGCTGGCATTAATAAAAAGACCGACATTTAAGCATGATTGAAGATTAACTACCTTATAAAAGGTTCTTCCAATTTTGCCTGTATTAATATCAAATTCTACTGCACCAATTGAAACAATTGCACATCCTGCTCTTTTGCCCATTGTTTCAAGATCAAGCATGACATGACCTAAATTGAGTTCTTTAGGATAATTACTTTTTATTGTCATATTAATTATTATTTATTAATTTCATCTAATTCTTTCCAGATTTTGGCGAGTTCGTCTTGATTAAAATCATTTTTATACCAAATCAGTGCTTTTTGAAATATAGGTTTGCGGTATTGATATTCTTCAACATATTTACCATACATTGAATTACCATTTTCTTTACTGAATTTAGTATTACAATAAATGTCAGCCATTTTTAATATAATTGCACGATAATCCTGAACGGTTTTGCCCATAGTGAGCAAGTGTTTCATAAGACGATTTTTGGCAGGTACATCAGTTACTCCCAAAGTAATATCAGCAACTTCTTTACCAGCAATCTCACAAATATTATTGTATGTTTGTTTTGCATCCTCAATCAGATCATGACAATATGCAGCACCAACAGTATCAATATTGTCCTTAACAGTCTTAAATACATCATTATGTTTGGTTAGAAAATCAACAACCATACGAATATGTATCATATAACTTCCACCATCGCCATAAGTACAATTTGCATCAGTGTAACACTTTTCTGCATATAATTCAATTTTTTTAATGTCAATCATTCTTTAAATTCTTTAAGTGTACCCTCATTTAATTCAGTCAATAATTTATTGAAATAATTTTTTTCATCTTCGTATTTTTTAACATCTTCTTCCAAAAAACCAATTTCAATTTGAAGTTTTTTAAATTCTTCTCTTTTAGATTCAAGATGACTTAATGACTGCCACCATGCATTATCAGCACGATTATATTCATATTCCAAATGCTTTTTTATTTCTTCCATTGCATTATAATTATGACGCAAAAGTAATACAATTTATTTAATTAACAAATTTTTTTAAATATTTATTAAAATTTATAAATCTGCGAATTATGTAACATTTAATTTGAATCATGTAATATTTTTGCAAAAAATTTTCTATTTATAGTATATGTTGTATTCATACACTATCCCAATTTCTTAGTTTGGTCAAGTACAATACGATATATAAAATAATAGAAATACTTAATAGATAAAAAAATGAAAACAAAAAAACTATTAACAATCTTTGCATCGTTATTTATTGCATTGCTTGTTTTAATCACATGTAAAAAAGACGATTTTAAAGAACTCGTTGGTTTATGCCCTCAACCAAAAATAGAATTTACGGTAGCATTATCATCAAATCCTGTTGATGGTGGAACAACCATAGGCAATGGAACATTTCCAAAAGACACTTTAGTAACGGTAGCTGCAACTCCAAATGCAGGATTTACTTTTACTAACTGGACAGATGGAGCAACAGTTGCTTCAACAAGTTCAACTTATACATTTACATTAGATACAAACAAAATATTTGTAGCTAATTTTACCCCTGTAGTAGTTGGTACTTTCACTTTAAATGCTACTGGTGTTAACGGAACAGTTTTAAAATTCCCAGATCAGTTATCATACAATTTAAATGATGTAGTTCAAATTACAGCAGTCCCAGATGCAGGATATCAATTTGATTCTTGGAGTGGAGACGCTACTGGAACTATAAATCCTCAAAATGTTACAATGGATGCAAACAAAAATGTTACAGCTAATTTCTCATTAATTATAGCATCACTTTGTCCTACAATTGTAGATTTAGGTTTATCTGGTAATTTTGCAATATTTGCAGAATCAGGTATTTCAACTACAGGTGTTACCTTAATTACTGGTGACATTGGAGTAAATCCTGTAACTGCAACTTCAATAACTGGATTTGGATTAATTCTTCCAGCAGGTGGCGCATTTTCAACATCAAGTTTAGTTGTTGGTAAAGTATATGCTCCCGATTATGCTGCTCCATCACCAGCAAACATGGTTACAACCAGTGGTGACATGCATACCGCATATACTACAGCAAATGGTTTAGTAGTACCAGCACCTACAAATGAATTTATGTCAGGTAATCTTAATGGTCAAACATTAACTGCAGGTATCTACAAATGGAGTTCAGGTGTTTCAATAACAAACGGTATCGTATTAGACGGTGGTGGTGACGATTGTGCAACATTTATATTCCAAATAGCACAAGACTTAACAGTAGCAAATAGTGCAGTTATTACATTACAAAATGGTGCACAAGCTAAAAATATCTTCTGGGTAGTAGCTGGTAGTGGCGCAGTATTAGGAACAAATGTTGATTTCAGTGGAAACATTTTATGTAAAACATTGATTTCAGTTAATACTGGCGGTAAAGTTACTGGTAGATTATTGGCACAGACAGCAGTTACATTAAATGCTGTAACAGTTGTAAAACCATAATTATAAATTATTGAAAATGATAAAAATTATAAAAATAAAAAACATGAAAACAAAAAATTCATTCATGATCATTGTCAAAACACTTATATTAAGCGTTTTGATTCTGATTAGTGCTCAAATGAGCATTTTGGCACAAAGCCAAAGTAAAATAAACAGTGATGACTCAAAAGTAGGTGTTAAATCGCCTAAAAATGCACAGGTGTACGCTGATACCGTACAACTTAAACCTACATGGTGGTTTGGTGTTGCAGGTGGCGCAAATCTAAACTTCTATCGTGGAAGTACACAAGATGTAAATGCAGATTTATTCTCATACCCTGCTTTTCATAATGGTAGTGGTGTGGGATTATACCTTGCACCTACTGTAATATACCAAAAACCCAATAAGGTATTTGGTGCTATGTTACAAATAGGATATGATAGTCGTAAAGGTAAATTCGATCAAGTAACTACTCCATGTAATTGCCCTGCAGATTTAAAAACAAATCTCAGCTATGTTACAATTGAACCAAGTTTACGTGTAGCACCATTCAAAGGTAATTTCTATCTTTATGGCGGACCTCGTCTTGCATTCAATGTAGGAAAATCGTTTACATATAATAAAGGTGTAAGTGTTGATGGTACTATACCAGCAGAACAATTAAAAGGTGACTTCACAAAAATGCATCAATCAGTACTTTCTTTAAATGTTGGCGCAGGATATGATGTATTACTTTCATCAAAAATCAAAAACAACAAATCAAAGCAAGTAGTATTATCACCATTTGTTAATTTCCATCCTTATTTTGGTCAGAATCCACGTTCAATTGAAACATGGAATGTAACTACATTAAGAGTAGGTGCAGTATTAAAATTTGGTCATGTTAATATACCTGTAAAAAAGGTAGTACCAGTAGTTGTAGTTGTTCCAGTAGTTAAAAAGGATTCAACACCTGTCGTGGTAAAACCAGCACCAGTAGTGGTAGTGGTAGTTGCCAAACCAATCGCAATTGTTCGTACTTATTCATTATATTTTAAATTCGATAAATCTAATCTCGATGATAATACAATAAAAAATCTCGATGCATTAATTATTGATTTGAAAAAAGATTTGACAATTGGTGTTCAAATCAAGTCCTATGCTGACATGAGAGGAAGTAAAGCATATAATATAAGTCTTTCTGAAAGACGTGGTAATGCAGTTGTTAATTATCTTATTAGCAGAGGTATTGATGCTTCACGTATTAATTCTCAAGGACTTGGCGAAACAGTAGAATTTAACAAAAATAATGATGGTAAAATTAATGAGAGCAATTATGCATTAAATCGTAGGTCTAATCTTGTTGTTGTTGACATTGTAATTAAAAAATAAATATGAAAAAATTAATTGTTTTATTTATCTTTGCAATAGCAATGATATTTGCAGCAACATCATGCACTCCTTTATTTAGTGTATCTGGCACATATGACCCAAATGATTCGTATTATATCGAAACATCACCTTATTATCATCACCAACATTATTATGTTGATTACTATTATGATAGACATTCATCTTATTATCAGAGACAACATGTTAATCGTAATGAACCACAAAGAGGTAGAAACAAATCTAATAATCGTAGAAAATAATATTATATTTTAAAATTTTATTACCATGCCAATTCTTACTGTTTTACTCGTATTAATCTGTATTGGACTTCTCTTATGGGCGGTCAACAAATATGTTCCAATGGCTGCCAGCATTAAAAATATTTTTAATGTTGTTGCAATAGTTTTAACAATTATTTGGCTTCTCAAAGTATTTGGAGTTTTTGCCTATCTTCAAAACGTACACATTTAAAACATTTTTTTGTTTTCAATGGATGAGTGAGTGGACGTAGAAATATGTCACCTCACTCATTTTTTTTAATTTATAATTTTTTTTAATATCAATTAAATTATTTAAAAACTCTTGCATATTATATTTATAATAACTATTTTTACAACTTAAATAATTTTATTAACTTAAAAAAATGAAAATGAAAAAAATTGTATTATGTATTTTGGCAATATTATTGTCATTAATATTTATCCCAATTCAAGCAAGTGCTAACTCTCCGAAACCAGCTACTACTTTAACTGCTGAAAAAACTGCTGAAATTAAAGCTATTGAATTGAGAATATCTGAAATAAAATCGATGGATAAAACAAACTTGAAAGCATCTGAAAAGAAAAGTTTGAGAAAAGAAGCTAAAGAAATGAGTAAAAAAGTTCGAAGAGACTATACTTATGAATATGGTGGACTATTACTTCTTTTATTACTTTGCATAATCATATTAATGTAATTGATATAATTAATAAAATTATTAATTATTCTTCTTATAATGGATGAGTGAGTGTTTGATGTAGAAATATGTCACCTCACTCATTTTTTTTAATTTATATTTGTTTTTTACGAATTTTTTTTAATATCTTTGTAACCTTTAATTGAACATATACGTATAAAGGATATGAAAATTACAGATAAACTCTTAAAAAATATATCGAAAATTATGAAAGTAACTGGTTTTATTATCTCGGCACAGGGCGACCCGTCTGTTGGCATCAATCCTGCAACATGGAAACTCGAAGAAGATTTTTATTTTGATGATCAAGAAGAACTCGAAGAATTCAAAAATCAATTAAAAGAATTATTTACAAATTATTGTGGCGAAATATCATTCATTGAAACATATGAAGAGTATCAAAAACAAATTGATGCCGAAGACCTTGAATATTTTGCAGAATTTCCTGTCAGATATCTTATACGTGATAAAGATCATAGTTACGACCTATTTAAACAAGCCGATTTTAGTGCTTCATATTCTAATGAAGTAGGCACTGCAATTCACACTGAACTTCCTAAATGGATACCAGAAGAAGGTAATAGTGATACTCAGGTTATTAAATCTACCGACCCAATGTATAAAGAAATTTTGCTCAAAGCTGCAGAACGTCTTGAAAATGAAATCAAGAATAATGAATATCAACTTAAAAATGCAAAAATAAATTTACATATTATTAACAAAGAACTTAATATCGGACTTAAAGCTAAAGAATGATAGAACCAGTATTAAATAAATATGCTAATATTCTATTTCTCGATCACGATGGCGTTTTAAACTGTCAGCTTTTTTATAATGAAAAATTCGCACATCTTGAACGTTTTGATGGTATACCATTATATAAGGTAGTAAAAAAATATTTACATAAACTTGTTAAAAAGAAAGAAATAAATGATTTGGACTATTATAAAAGCGAAACAAGTCTAATGCGAATTGAATTATTAAATTGGCTTTGTAAAGAAACCAATAGTGCTGTAGTTATCACTGCTTCATTAAGAAGTAGCTGGTCTGTTGAAGACTTGCAGAAGATATTTAATTATTGCGGAGCAACATTTACTATCATTGACAAAACAGGTCATTCAGCAGACAGGATAAGAGGAGTTGAGATATATAACTGGTTAAAAGATAATTGTTATAACTGGTTTGGAGTGCATTATTTTGATTTTCATCGTTATGCAATCATTGATGATGATAGCGACATGTTGTTAAAACAACAATACAATTTTTTTCAATGCGACAAGTATTGTGGTTTAACACCTACAATTGTTGAAAATATAAAAAATTTTTTTACACATAAAACTTTTTAACTAATGAAATTCCTAATTCAAAAAATTGATGGTGAAATCAGACATGATTTTTCATTCGCATTGCTTGAATCAATAAGATTCAAAAATTGGTTAATGCGTGGTAGTAAAGAAGATAAAATTAAAGTTAAGTTTATCAATACTCCTGAAGTGAAAGAACCTGATGATATTTATCCACCGATAGTATTTAAATTATTTCATAGTAGTTATGTCCCTGTTGGTAGTGTAGAATTTGTAACAGAATTTCTTCAGAAATTTTATGGTTTAACACCAAAACCAAGAAACGTACCAGAAGCATTATTTCATCCAAGATATTCTTGTAGACCAATATTTAATGGTACTGATACTGATGTTACAAAACTTCAAGGTAATTGGTTTGTTAAAACTAATGATAAAATAAAAGGATTTGCAGAAATTTTAACATGTGATAAAAGTCATATCTGGGTTTTACCGAAAGGTACATACCAGTTCTCAGAATTTATCAGCATTAATAGTGAATGGCGTGCATTTGTATACGAAGGTAAATTAGTTGGTTTACAGAACTATACTGGTGAATTTACAGTATTTCCAAATGTAGATGCAATTAAAAGTATGATCAGCGCATTTGAAAAATCTGGTGAAGCACCTGTAGCATATACTTTAGATGTTGGAGTTAATGATTATCATACCTTTGTTATAGAAGCACATGATTTTTTCAGTTGTGGACTATATGGTTTTGCAAATCATGCAAAACTACCAATTATGCTTAATAAATGGTTTAAAGAATATTTAAAGAAGAATTTGTAACCTTTTATCATTATAATTCGTATAAGAAGTATGAAAGAATTTCAAAAACTTTATAAAAAAACCAGCACTGGTGCTATTCAAGAATGGACAGTAAGTGTAGAAGAACTCAATGGCGTTGCAACCATTATAAACAATTATGGACAAGTTGACGGCAAAATTCAAGAAAGCCGAGAACAAGTACCTGAAGGTAAAAACACTGGTAGAGCAAATGCAACTACTGCACTTGAACAAGCAGAAGCACAAGCTAAAAGCAGATGGGAGAAACAGCTTAAAAAAGGTTATGCTCAAACTATTGAAGATGCACAGGCAGGTATAACTGATGATGTTATTGAAGGTGGTGTATTTCCAATTCTTGCACATAAATTTTGGGAACAGGGACATAAAATTAAATTTCCTGCAATAGCACAACCTAAATTGGATGGTCACAGATGTACATCACAAAAAGATAATCTTGAAGTTGTTGGTAAATATAGTGAAGAAGGTATACCAATGCCGTTATCCAAAATAATATATAATGTATCATTGTGGTCACGAACCAGAAAGAGAATTAATAGTGCACCACATATCGAAGTTGCACTTAATAGATGCTGTTTGGAAAGATTGGATGGAGAACTTTATAATCATGCCTACAAGGAAAATTTTGAAGACTTAACTTCATTAATAACACAAGACGAACCCAAAGAAGGATATGAAAATATTCAATATCACGTATATGATATCCCTGACAATAACTTAACTAATTTTGAACGTTATGAAATATTGGAAAGTCTGAGACCAGAATTTGAAGGTACTCCAGTTCATATTGTTGAATCAAGAATTGTTAACAACAAAGAAGAACTGATGCAAGCATATGAAGACTTTATGGAAATGGGATATGAAGGTGCAATTGTGAGAAATATGGATGGCAAATATGTAAATAAGCGTTCATATGACTTACAAAAAGTAAAAGTATATGATGATGATGAATTTCGCATTATTGATATAAAAGTTGGTACTAAAGGTACTATGGCAGGTAAAGCAGTCTTTATCTGCGAAAGAACCAGAGAAGATCAACAGTTACCAGCAGGTGTGACTTTTGATTGTAAACTTAAAGGTAAATTGGATGATCTTAAATTGTATGCTGATGACAAATCAAAAGTTGTTGGAAAGATCGTCACTGTTCAATATCAGGGATATACGAGAAAAAACAAGAAACCACGTTTTCCAGTTGCATTACGTTTTAGAGTAGAGTTATAAAATCATAGAAATGAAAAGAACAACAGGATATTATTGGGTAAGAAGAAATAATTGCGATTATTGGGAAATAAATGAATGGCGGGGATATTTTTGGACATATGGCTGGACTGATGACATGTTTGCAGAGATTGATGAAAAACGACTAATACATAAATAATTATGCTATCATACTTAAAAGAAAACGGTTTTCTGATGACGATTCATATTGAAACATTGGAATATAACGACTCAAAAGAAGGGTATAAAGGCTATAGGTCAACTGTTACTGACGATTCTGGTAATGTGATCGATGAATTTACTCACCGTGAATATCGTGGACGTGTTTATTGGGCAGGTGGATTTTTTAAAGGATTAGAATTCAAAAATGGAACTTAAAGGTACATATAAATTATCTTATACTCTTAATAAAGAGCTAAAAGATTTACTTTTACTTGTTGAACTTAAACAAGTTGAAGGCATACCACCAAAAGGCAGAAATGTTTGGGAAGGTATTGCAATACTTGATGGTCAACCATATATTAAAGAAGACTTACGATGGTGTGTAAACGCACGTATTGCTGCAGAACGCATAGGCAAGCAAATGAAATTAAAATTAAAAGAAGATGCCCAAAAAACTGGACATAGTTTTAGAGTTAAAAAGGAGGAAATAAAATGAATGATATGCCAATTGAAGATTATTTAGTAATTCATATTGGAGAAGGTAAGTTTTTAGTAAAACTCGAAAATGGAGAAACAAAAAATGCTGGTAGCAATCTTTGCGGTATGATTAGATATACATATTTTGAAGATTATACTCTACCAATAATAGGTTGGAGTGTAACAAGAAAACAATTATATAAAGATTATTTACCCAAAATTCAAAAAGATTTATTAAATAAAAAGAAAATAAAATGATACCAGAAGAAATTAACGAAGGATTATTAAAAGAGTTTACTCTTTATAGGGAAACTGAAGTAGTATCACCAGAATTGAAAAGATTACTAATTGATTTGATTTTGCAG